CTTTATTAGAGATAGTTCAACTTATGCAAACGTATGGGCAAATGTACACACCATGTCATTGAGTAGTGTTGGTAGCGACTTTATCAAAGATAGTCAAGCAACTGGAAACTTGTGGGCCAATACGCACACAGTTTCAATGACAGTATCTAAATATTATAGATAATAAAAAAGCCCCAACGGGGCTTTTTAATTTGTAGTTAAAATTTAATTAGTAATTAATACTATTAGTCATTACAAAGATACCCATAGTAGCATTGTACAAGGTATATTCTTTACTAGCATCAATATAAGCATACGTCGCTAATTCTAAGTCACTGCCGGAACCTGTGGCACCCACAGTACCAAAAATGTTATGTTCGCGACCGTTAGTGCGGAACCAAAACCAAGTTGGTGTCCCTGACGCTAATGGGTAACGTGGTAAGAAACTTAAATTTAATGCCGACCAAGTTGCTGTGTTACCACTAACAGTGACCAAAAAATCATTTGGTACACCAGCAGAATAAGATTCAGTACCGTCAAATGTTGTTTCAATATAATGATTTTGTCTAATCGCGCCGGTGGCAGAGTTATTAACTGTTGCTGTTTGTGGTTGCGGCCCAGTAAACCTAACTAATTCGTCTGTACTTCGTTGATTACCGCTGATGTCGCTGATAGCACTGGGGACAACACCTTTCATTAAACTAAAATAACTTGGGTTTGCATATTCGTAAGTAGGATTATATCCATTATATCCACCAGAGGCTGCATTACCGTAGCCGCCCATACCAAAATTAGTAAGAACTGGTGTTCCTTGATTTCCGCCAGATCCGTTAGTACCAAACATCGCTTGATCACTAAAAACCTTATTGGTTATTTTGTTTACTAGGCCTGAACCTAAGCTGAGTGTTGTCATTTTTAATAATCCTTAAGGTTGTTTCAATGTAAAGCCAATATCTTCAATACGTGTTACTGTACTGGTACTCAATGTGGTACTGACCATACGAACAGCACTATTGCTTAACATATTGCCCACGTCAACTATGAGATAATTGGTTGTTGGGATAGTACCGGCACTTGGCGCACTGACTACAGAGCTGTCCCAAATCACTGCCCAGGCGGCTGTTCCGTTGTGCAACGGTGTTGCATTACCAGTCGCTGTAGTGGTTGTGTACAAGCAAACATTACCTGCCGCCATACTACTGGCATTGCTGGTCCAAGTTGGCGCCGTAAAATGTCCTAGAAACACTGACTGAGTCGAGTTGTAATTTGACCAAGAATTTTCTAATGTGTCCGGACTTGGCTGTACACCACTATAGACACTAACAGGTCCGGGTGTATTGAACATATTATAATGTATTGTTTTGTTTATTAACGCTGAAAACGTTGAGCTAAATTGCATTATTATTTCCTCTTATGAGTATTTATTAGATATTTATGCTAAATACTTTTACAATCAAATTCTTAGCAGAACACCGCTAACGACACAACTTAACAACTCCACAAGTCCTCCGCAAAAACAACCTAGCTAGGACCGTTTTCTCACGGTTGCGATAAATAACATTAAGCATGTGAAAAAAGGACAGCTCACGCCATGGCAAACATAACAAGAATTCGTACAAATCAGATTAGCGACGGTAACGTAACCGCCTCTAAAATTGCAAGTCAGACCTTAACAGGTAGTTTATTTGCATCAGACCTATCATTGAATAGTAACGTTACTATTTTAGGTAACTTGAGTATTAGTGGTAACACAAGTACCATTAACTCTGTAAACACATACATCCAAGACCCAATTGTTGTTTTCAACAACGGTTACACTGGAAGCATGTCTGGTCGTCAATCAGGTATTTTAGTTAATCGTAACTACGCTGCACTTAGCCAATATGGCGCTGTAAACACAGCTTGGGTGTGGGTAGAAGCAGATCAAGCGTTTGAATCTATTACAACTGCAACTTCTGGCAATGCGTTAACTACATTATCAAGTTCTGGGTTTGCTAACTTAAAAGTTGGTAATATTACAGCTCCTAGCGTAACTTCTTCTGGCACAGTTAGTGCTGGTTTATTAACAGGTCCTTTATCATCGACCGCAGCTGGTATTACAACATTAGTAGCAACAAACTTTAGTTCTGGTAATGCTGTTATTTCTGGCGGTTATATCACTGGCCTAGCTAACTTACAAACTACAAACATGACTAGTACAACATCTGTTGCTACTAACATGTCAACGGCCAATGCTCAAATTACTTCAGCATTAGTTACAACTGGTGTGGTTACAAACTTATCAAGTGGTAACGTAGTATTAACCGGCGGTTATGCAACTGGTTTAGCTAACGTATATTCTACTTTGGCAACTGTAACAAATTTCTCAACAGCCAATGCTCAAATTACCAACGGTAGTGCTACAACTTTAGTAGCAACTAATTTAAGTACTGGTAATTTAGTACTAACTGGCTCAGCAAGTATTGGCACGCTTGTAGTAACAAACTTTAGTACAGGTAACGCTCAGATTGCTGGCGGATATGCAGACAATTTCCCAATTGGTGCCAACACAGCCGCATCTGGTAAGTTCACAACATTAACAAACAGTGGTGTACATATTAGTAACGGTAACATTGTTGCCGCAAGTGGCACAGCTAGTTCTAGTACAACAACTGGTGCATTAGTAGTTGTTGGTGGCGCCGGTGTGTCTGGTGCATTATATGTTGGCGGCGGCTTAAATAACAGCGGTAATAGTGCTGTTAATGGCGGTGGTTTAACAACAACACAAACAACCGGTTACTTGTTTAACGAAGTTGCAACAACATTAAACGTTGGTTCAGCAGCTACAACATTAAACCTAGGTGCTACAAGTGGTACAGCTACTTTAGCAAATCCAACACTAGTTGGTACACAAACAACACAAAACGTTTACAATACTGTAGCAACTACAGTTAATGCGTTTGGTGCAGCAACAACATTAGGTCTTGGTGCTAGTACAGGTACAGCATCAATTAACAATGCAACATTAACATTACCAAATGCAACAACAGTAAACGTTAACGGTGCTAGCCCAACACTAGCAACTACAAGCACTGGTACAGTAACATTATTCAATACCAATGCTACAACAGTTAATGCATTTGGTGCTGCAACTACCATTGGTATTGGTAACGCTAGCGGCACAACTACAGTACAAGGTATTGTTAAAGCAACTGGTAACGTTGTAGCAGCTGCAACAACTCCTAGTACTAGTGCTACAACAGGTGCATTAGTTGTTGCCGGTGGCGTTGGTATTGGTGGCGATGCTTACATTGCTGGTAACTTAAGTGTTAACGGTACATTAACATACATCCATACCACAACAGAATTAGTTTCTGGTGTTGAGATTGTTGCAGGTAACTTAGTTGCTAACTCTGGTACAGCAAGTACAACAACATCAACTGGTGCATTAGTAGTTATTGGTGGTGCTGGTATTAGTGGCGCCGTAAACGTTGGTGGTACGTTGACAGCTGGTAGTATTCAAAATACCCCAATTGGTTCTAGTACAGCAAGCACCGGTGCATTCACAACACTAACAAGTTCTAGCACAATCACTTCGAATGGTAACTTAGTAGCCGCAAGTGGTACAGCAAGCTCAAGCGTAACAACTGGTGCATTAGTAGTTGTTGGTGGTGCTGGTGTTAGTGGACAATTATATGTTGGTGGCTTAAATGCCACAACAAGTAGTGTTGGCACAGAAGTTGCTACAAACTTTAGTGCAGCCAATGCTCAAATTACAAACGAAAGCGTTGTAACCAGTGTAGTAACTAACCTAAGTACAGCTAATGCACGTATCACTGGCGGTTATGTAACTTTAACTAACGTAACAGCAACTTGGGGCAACATAGACTTTATTAATTCTAACGTAACTAATGCTAACAGAGGAAATTTAACTAATATTGGTACAAGTAACCTTGTTGCTACAGTAGCTTCAGTTGGCACTTTACTTGCAACTGTAGGATTTAGTGCAGGTAACGCTATTATTAGTAACGCCGATATCTATACACTAGTAGCAGATAACTTTAGTTCTGGAAACGCATTTATTAGTAGCGGTTATGCAGATAACTTTAAACTTGGTGCAAACACAGCACAAACAGCAAAAGTTACAACATTATCGGCTTCTGGCATAACAACATTACAAGCTAACACAGTAATTAGTGCAACAACAGCAACAAACGACCCCAACACTGGTGCATTAGTAGTTAAAGGTGGTGCAGCTGTTAACGGTAACGTAAACATTGGTAATCAGTTATTTGTTGGCACAACAGCACAGAGCTCGGTATTAACAGCTGCAATGTCGGTATTTAAAGGCACAAGTGGATCCGGTGCTGGTACACAGTATACACAGGTATCTACAATTAACACAACAAGCACAGGATCGGCGGACTACATAGTCTACGGAGACAACTATCCTGGCCCAAGTAACGACCACGGATTTGCCGACCTGGGTTTCACAGGATCTGGATTTAACGACCCAGCATTCTCAATTACTAAATCTAACGATGGTTATGTATTTGCTAGTGCAGTAGCTGGATCTAGCCTAGGCGGTAACTTAGTATTAGCAACAGACAACAGCGGAACTTACAACGATATTGTTGTTGGTGTAGGTAGCTTCTACAGTAACAGTGAAGTTGCTCGTTTCCACGGTAACGTAAGTACAAGTGGTTACTTAAACTTAGCCTACACAACTAATGCAAGTCCGGCTGCAAGTACTGGCGCATTACGTGTACAAGGTGGTGCAAGTTTTGCAAGTAACGTATACGCAGGCGGATCTGTTGTACTAAACGGCGCCGGCTCAGCTGGTAATGACTTTAAAGTTAAAGGCGCGGTAGATTCTACCTTAGTAATGGCTCGTCCAAATAGTACATACGACTCTGTAATCATTGGTGCCGGCTCCAACCCACAAGTTACCAATGGCGTAGGTCCTAACGGTGCTAAGTTAGTAATTAACACCACGGACTCTATCTTGTTACCAATTGGTTCTGACGCTACACGTCCAGGACAAGTGGGTTACACAGACGTAACTGGTATGTTCCGTTACTCAACAACAAAACAATCGGTTGAGTGGTACAACGGTACAAGTTGGGCCGGTGCAACATCATCCTTTACAGTTATTACAAGCCAACAATTTAACGGTGATGGTTCAACAGCGGTCTTTACATTAAGCGCAGCTGCAACAACAGCTGGTACAATTATTAGTATTAACGGTGTGGTACAAACCCCGGGTGGCGGCTATGCTTATAGTATCAGTGGCACAACATTGACATTTACAGAAGCTCCGGCTGTTGGCGACTTAATTGATGTTCGTTGCTTAACTACTACACAGCAAGTTAACTCATTATCTGGTACTTACACAAGTGTTGACGTAAGTAATGATAACATTGGTGTGTTAATTAAAGGTGGTACGACAAGTGCAGCTAACATAGCAATAATTACACCAACTGGTGCATTTGTTACTACTGTAGCTAATACAGCAGTATCAACAGCTAATACACCAACAGTGGTCGACAACATGAATACTAACTACTACCGTTCTGCTAAGTATGTTGTTCAAGCAAGTATCAATGGCGCATATCAAGTAATGGAAGCATTAGTAATTACTGATGGTACTACAGCAACTATTACAACTTATGGTGTAATACAAACTGGTGGTAACCTAGGTGTATTAAGTGCTGTACAAAATAGTGGCAACGTACAGTTGACATTTAGTGCAGCTAACGCATCAACTAACGTAAGAGTTAAGAAAGATTACTTGTTAATCTAATAGAAATACAAGTTAGGCTAGAGGGCTAGCCTAACTTGACAATCCTTATCGGGGAACATGGAACCGGGGAAAAGAGAACAAAATGGCAAATAACAATTTCGTAGTACAAAACGGTCTTACAGTAGGACCATTGACAATTGATGCTGCAACAGGTAGTATCACAACCACAGGTAACATTACAAGTACCAGTGCAATCGCAAATGAATCAGTTAACACTTTATCTGCTAACGTAATTACAGCAGGTAGCTCGAGTGGTAATATCAGCATTACTGGTAACTTATTACCAAGTGCAAACGTTACTTATAGCCTAGGTAGCAGAACATCAATGTGGAAGGACGTATTCGTAGGTCCGGGCACATTATACATTAACGGTAAAGCAGTTATTTCTGATAACAGCGGTACTATTACATTTACAACAGATGTAAATCAAAATTTAAGTATTCAGACCAGTGGCACGGGCGACTTACAACTTAACCCAACTGGCACTGGTGCTATTGCATTACAAAATACAGTTCGAGTCACTGGCGGTAAAACTGTTACAACCAGTGATAGTTCTGCACTTTTAGTTGCTGTTCCTTTAAACACTGACAGTATTTCTTCTAGAAGTTCTAATACAAACTTATCACTAAGCGCACAAGGCACTGGTAAGATTGCAATTAACAATCAAGTAACTGGTGGCGGTACCGTTAACTTTGCTGATACAACAGCATCAACATCAACAGGTACAGGCGCTGTGGTAATACAAGGTGGTTTGGGTGTTGGTAAAGATCTTTATGTTAACGGTAACGTTTATTCATATGGTGTTTTAGCAGTACAAACAAGTCAATTGTCAGTTAATGCTCCGTTAGTATACTTGGCAGCAAGTCCAAGCTATCCATACAGCTACGAAATTGGTATGTATTCTCACTTTATTGGTGGCGCAGCTAATGCATACTCACACACCGGTGTAGTTCGTGACCACAATGACAGTACTTGGAAATTTTTTGCTAACTGTACTAGCGAACCAACTACAACAGTTAACTGGTCAGATCCTAACTTATACTACGACAAAGTTAAAACCGGCGATCTTATCATTGCTAATACAACAGTAAGTACAAGCACAACAACTGGTGCTCTACAAGTAGCTGGCGGTGCTGGTGTTAGTGGTGCATTATATGTTGGCGGCGCAATTAACGCAACCGGTTCGATCACTGGTACATTGGCTACAGCTAGTCAACCAAACATTACAACATTAGCTGGTGTAACTAGTATTGGTGCAAGCAGTTCAACAACATTAACAGGTACATTGCAAACAGGCAGTCAAACTAATATTACCGCTGTTGGAACATTATCTGGTTTAACAGTATCTGCCGCTATTGCTCCAAGCACTAATAACACAATTAACTTGGGCGGAGCATCAAACTACTGGGCAACTATATATGGTACAAGTTTTGTTGGTGTGTCGACCACAGCCAAATACGCTGACTTAGCAGAAAACTATCAAGCAGACAAAGCCTATGCTCCTGGTACAGTAGTTATGTTTGGTGGCGACAAAGAAGTTACAGCAGCTGATGCAGATACAACAGCAATAGCTGGTGTTGTGTCCACTAACCCAGCACACTTAATGAATGGCAGTTTAACTGGCCCTAACGTAGTTCCGTTAGCACTACAAGGTCGTGTTCCGTGTATGGTTATTGGCCCAGTTAAGAAGGGCGATTTAATGGTATCTGCAGGTTTTGGCTATGCTAAGACAAGTGCCGATCCTAAAATTGGCCAAGTAATTGGTAAAGCACTACAAGAAGTTACTTTTGCTGGCAAAGCTGTTATTGAAGTAGTAGTTGGCCGCGTATAAACTTTAAGTTTATTCACCAAAAGCGCACTTAAGGTGCGCTTTTTGTTTGGCGATAAATATACAATAACACGGAATTTAGCGAATGGCACTAACTAGACCAAAAATTTGGGATCTTGATACTACAATACAGTATTTTAAAGATCCAATAACTACCCTACATCAAGGCGCAACAACAGCTAACGTAGACGTAGGATTCTTATTCAACCGTGCCAATGGTCTAGTATCTAACGTAGCACTATATTGGTCTGAAACTACTAGTAGTTTTATTACAGCCTATACTAGTAGTGCCGGTGTAACTGACTCAAACGTTTCTATAACAAGCTATGCAAATATAATCACTGGTAATATAGTTGCATCAACTGTAAGTGCATCTACCATTGGTAACGTTGGCGCTACACATACGGGGTCAACGCTAACATTAACAAGTTATGCTAATATTGCTGGACCGTTGGTAGTAACAAATAACACAGCAGTACAGGCTATACAAGTGGCAGGTACCTCTACCAAAGGCGGAGCCGGCTATCATGATTTCTTATTAGTTACTAACCAAGGCGGCGGCACCAACCCTAGCAAGACTTTCCGTTTAAACAGCACCGGCAGCATTGAAATTATTAATAGTGCTTATAGTGCTAGTATTTTCTCCCTTAGCGATGCTGGTCAATTAACAGTACCGGCAATTAGCGTTGGCGGGTCAATTGGTACAAGTGGACAAGTATTGTCATCTACTGGGTCAGGATTACAGTGGATTGCTGCTGGCGGATTTACTGGCGGATCGGTTGGTAGTGTAACAACCTTTGCTAGTAACGTTGTTGCTAACTCAGGAACCAGTAGTACAGGAAGCACAACCGGCGCCATAGTAGTAAACGGAGGCATTGGAGTTTCTGGTAGCGTCTGGGCTGGCCAGGTATACGCTACCAATAATGGTAATGGTACAAACTTTGCAGTTGGCGATGATACTTGGATTGGTGACATTAACATAGCCAATACAATGGGTATTAAAGGTCAGCAGGACCCTACTCAAGGCTACGTTGTATTTGGCAATGCAAACAATACAAACTATATTGGCCGCAACGGCTCAAATCCTATTACCGTTACTGGAGCATTTAGTATAACTGGTAACACAGCAATTAGTAGTACAATGTATGCCCAAGGTGTTTATGATAACGGTACTCGCGTAGTATCAACTAGTACTGGTGCTGGTAACTTAACAATCAGTGCCGGAGCAATTAACCTACCGGCATCGGGTCCTGGCGCAGTAAACGTTGGTAGTGCTACAAGTATTCCAACGATTGTAACAGATGCATATGGTCGCGTGGTTAGTTTAACATCAAACGCAGTAAGCACAACAATTAGTTTAGCTGGTACAAGTGGTACTGGTTCAGTTGCGGGTGGCGGCACATTGACCCTAAGTGGTGCAAACGGAATTACTACAAGTGTAAGTACCGGCACAGTAACAATATCAGCAACAGGAACGGTGCCAACTTCCAACGTAAGTCTTTACGATTCGTTTACAGCAACATCAACCAACGCCACATTCTATCCTCGGTTGCTTGATAAAACCTCAGGTAACGGATCTGGATATACCGCAACTACACTAACACATAACCCAAGCACTGGTAATCTATCTGCTACGGGTTTTGTTGGTACTCATTATGGGTCGGCAACTGGACTAACATCAATTCCAGCTGCTCAATTGACAGGCTCAACTTTAGCCAGTGGTGTTACAGCTAGTAGTTTAACGAGTGTGGGTACATTAACCGGCTTAACAGTTAGCGGTACGGCCTCTATAGCAGGATATAATGTAAGAACCAGCTCAACAATAAACATGTCGGCATTGAGTACAAGTAGCTTCTATCCAGTAGTTATTCCAGTCGACGTAGGCAGAACAGCAACAAGATTGAGAATACAAGTTGATTTAAATTCAAACGTACCAAGTTGGGCAACACACGGTGCTGGCTTTGCTATTAATCTTGATTGGAGCGTCAATGGCAGTGGTTGGGGAACTAATACAGTATCGCGTGTAATACACAATTATGCAGAGTCTTGGGCTAGCTCAGTAATCTGCGGAGGTATTACTCAATTTAGTAATTCAAGTTACGAAGTGGTATATTTAAGAGGTGGCGGCAATTACTTCTTTGAATCAGATGGTAGCACCAATACCGTTCCTTTTGTTGTTACAACATCCACAGTATATAACAGTCAAACTATTGCGCCAATTTCGTCTGCATTAAATGTTCCATATACAGCTGGCACAGGATATTTTGGTGTTGGTACATTGTATGGTACCGCAACAACAGCACAATACGCCGACTTAGCAGAAAACTATCGAGCAGATGCCGATTATGAACCAGGTACAGTAGTAGTCTTTGGCGGCCTAGCAGAAATTACAACTACTAGCCAAGATCATGATTCTCGAGTAGCAGGAGTTATTTCTACTAATCCGGCATACCTAATGAATGCTAAATTAGATGGATTGCCTGTGGCATTTACAGGTCGTGTTCCGTGTCGAGTACAAGGCCCAGTAACAAAAGGACAAGTACTTGTAACTAGTACTCAGCCCGGGGTAGCCAAATCCATTGATAATTCTAAGTTTATACCCGGTTGTGTGGTGGGTAAAGCACTAGAAGCGATAAATACTAATAATATAGAGACCATAGAAGTGGTCGTGGGAAGATTCTAATGCAACAACTAAAACAACTTTATCGTAGTAACTATGCTGGTGAAAACATTGTTAGTACACTAGTGCTTAAAGACGGAGAATGGAATCCAACAACGGAATTTGTTCCAAATCGTGTTATTAACACACATACAACTACACAGGCTGTATGCATTGGTAACGGCGAAAGTCGTCAAGATTTTGATTTGCGTTATATCGGTGCACACATGGCAGGCCTTGGTGGCGCGGATACGCTACAAAGTTATGGCTGTAATGCGCTATACAGAGATTTTACTCCAGACTTTTTAATTGCCACTGGTGATGAAATTGTTAAAGAAATTTCTAATTCTGGTTACGCTTCTAATAATATTGTGTATGCTAATGCTAACCATTTATTAGAGCATCCTGGTAAATTTTATCTAGTACCACAAAATATTTCATATGATGCCGGATCATTGGCTGCATACATGGCTTGTTTTGATGGACATAAGAAAATATTTTTACTTGGATATGATCAGTATGATAACCATCATCAATATCACGGTGCTAACTATAACAATATCTATAAAGGTACAAACGGATATTTGCCAGAGGACGAAACTCAAAACGGACATTTCTTTACTACAGCATTATATAATGTAGTAGTTGCATATCCCGATGTTGAATTTATTAGAGTTATGCCTGAAAAAACTTGGTGGATAGCAGACGAATTGCTACCACTGGCAAACTTTAGACAAATTGATTATAACGAATTTAGAATTGAAGCCGATCTTGGCTTGCTAGTATCAGTTTAATATTGATTCTAACGTCTTAATTTTCTTTTTAATAATATCAAAATTAAAACTACGCCACAGCCCTGGATGCAAGGGCTTTGGATGATCGTTTAACTCAACCCAACAATATCCACGATGCTCATCATTTAGTGCAGGCACAAACTCTGAATCCACTGTAGCTAAAAATGTATAGTAAACAAATTTTTCGTTATCGGCAGTGAATGTTTCTAGTGGAATAAATTTGTTTTTAGAATAGTCTCGTCCAATTTCTTCTTGGATTTCGCGAACTAAGGCCTGTATAACAGTTTCGCCTTGGTCAATTTTTCCACCAACAATTCCCCAATAGCCAGCCTGGCGATGTTTGTTTCTTAATAAGAAAAGATATCGATTGGTTGAACGGCTATAAACTAAAGCCCCAACACCTTCTGTGTGTTTAGCAGCCACTATAAAACTATGCTCCATTCACCAGATGGGTACACACCTTCGTAACTCTTAATCCATGAACTACCAGTCCAACAATATTGAACAGTGGTATTTAGATTAGTTACATACTGAGTTTGTGGAACTTGGCGACTGTCAAAACTTACATGCCAGTAACTACCGTTCCATTCAATAATATCATTGGCATTAGCTAATAAGTTAGTACCCGGTGCGCCAGCCCAAGCAACAGCAGGCTCTGAGTTAGCATCACCAATTGGAGCTAGTATTAAGTAGCGTGTACCTACTGCAGGATTTAATAACATACTATCTACATTGACATTGTCTGGATCAATAATAGCATTAACAGGATTAATTGTATTTGCTGGTAAAGTTGCAGCAACAGGAGTAAACAATAAATTAGTTTCGTCTATTGGATCATACGCAACATGACCAACAATTTCATGAGTACCACTTGGGTGATTAAATTGTAAGCGTACTTCACTAATACCGTTGGTTAATTTACCATACATGTTCACTAAGTTGGCCCACTTCACAGGACGACCAAATATAACATCGCCGTTATCGTCGGTAACTTCGTGTGCGCCACCTTGATATAAAGTTAATGCGCCACCCATATACACTACGCTATAGTTCATTGGGGTAGTACGTTGTTGGCTCATTAAGCCAGATAAACTTTGTGTAACATCGGGACTTAGCCCTCCATCAACGCCGTATATACTAGAAATAATATTGGTAATAACACCCATTTTCTTAACTTTTGCAGGCAAGTTAAGCCAAATTGGCATTTCAAAAGTAAATGTAGCAATATCAATAGTATCACCGTCGGCGCCCATTGGTACGGTACGATTTGTGTATTGTGTATCTGTTAAGAACACCGCCGATAAACTTGACCAATCAACATAATTATCAGAGTTTTGTATTTCTAATGCGGGATTAAACAATGGAGCAATCTGTTCCCATAGCTGATGCTTTTGTTCGGTATTACTAGTCCATATATCTAGTTTCATTGCTAGCTTATATGGAGCCGGCATCATGCGTTCTACTGTATATAAACTTTCTTGACGACCGGTGTATGTTTGTGAATCTTGGTTATATACTTGATCTCTAACACGTAAACTACCCTCAAAGCTAGGATTTAATACACGGTCTCGATCATATGTTAAACCAGATATGTAAGCAGCCATAGCCGGAACAGAGTTTAATGTATTTTCGCTATTGTTGCGTAAAATCATTGCCGCTTGACGACTGACATCTCCGTAGTATACAGGAACAGTTTGTAGTGTACGATTGCCATGGGCATCTTGACCAAATTCAACTTGGAAATTGGAAACCATGCGAATAAATTGTAAAACAAATCTACGTATTTGCGAATCGTATGCGTATTGAACTACAGCCATTTTAGTTATCTGCCTTAGGTGTTAAAACTTTGCTTAAATTTTGACGCTCTGGCATTGTTACGTTTCCAGAGATGTGGTAAGTGTTAGTGTTATTTACATAACTAGCGCGAGCAGTTAAATTATCTGGAGCACCTGGTGTAATATTAGTACGGACATTGTCTTCAATCTTGCGCCAGAAACTACCATCATATCTAAATAGTCGATTTGGCAGGTAATCTAATCGTAAGAAGTAATCGCCTGTGGCCGGAGTAGCTGGGAACGAAATACCCGCGCCGGTTGTAAGTTTATTGGGTGCAATGCCATCACCAACTAAGTAGCCTTTTATCTTGTAATCTGGGCTAGATATACCAGAGTCTGCAGTAGCGTTAAATGTATCTGCTGTGATATTTGCATTATCAACAGTTAATCCATCGCCTTCTGGTTTTCCGTTAGCGCCAAACGGTAATGTATATAAATTCTGTGTATTGTAACCAGACTTAGGAACATCAATTTCGGCTTGGGTGATAATTTGCTCATTGATATTCATGTACTTGTTATAAGTACTTAGAATTTGCCCAACCGGAGTTGTAGTAACATTAGGATCACCGGCACTGATATTATTAAGAATATCTTTGTACTCTTGACTATCAACCATTGGGTTAAGTTTAACACGCCATAAATGTGGCCACCAAGTTGGACTGAAACCCTCTGACGCAAAACTAGCATCGCCAACTACATAGTAACGCTTTAGTGCAGCAGGTAGGTCGCCATCTAAGGCATCATAATCTTTTAAATGTTGTAATTCTAAGACGTCGCCCGCCATTAACTTACGACCAATTTGATCTACCATGTCACGTAAGTGGAATACCATAAAGATAGTACCAGTTTGTAAGAATAGGCCAAATTGGCTTAGGTCAAAGTCTTGGTCGGCACGTTGATAGATACCACGCATCTTATAAACGTCATGATCATACTTACGATCGCGGTTTTCTGTCCATAGTAAATCTTGAATGTTTAGGGCACTTTGATTTGGATATGCAGGTTTAGTAGCATCTACACTAAATCCAATACTAGCGCCAGCGGCTATTGCTGTAGTAGTTGAAACGCTTAATGTGATGGCGGTGCTAGTAGTCGAAGTTACAGTAGCACCAGAGGGAATACCAGCACCGTACGCAAACATACCTGTTTGGATACCGGTGGTATTGCTAAAGTTTAATTGGATATCCGGGGTAGATTGTGCAGCGCTGGTAGTTTGGAACAGACCTTGCGGATTAGTACCTAAATATTTGTTTAATAATACACCAGTACCACCAATGGTAAACATTTCGGATATGCGACGATCCATGAACTTGTAATCATTTGAGTGTTTACCATCTTGCCAAAGGCTTAAACGTGCCATATTAAATCCTGTTATTAGCATATTTATCCATACTTGACTGGTAATTCTCAAAATGCTATAATGTAGTATGGAGTCGAATGTTACCCTAAAACACCGTTTGGACACTATTTTTTTCCAAATTATAGAAATAAACCCAGGTATGCGGGAGGATATGCGACGCCTATGGCGCCCAGCAAGAGCCATATGGAATGAGCTAGACAAGGAATTGGTAGAATGTCGTAGATTGCATAAACCCACAGTACGCTACCGAGAGTTGGAACAAGACTTAGAAACTCGTTTAGACATAATGGAACAATATATAACTTTTGCTACATTATTGACACCCGGTGATAATTAATGTATAATAGCCTATGACTTTACTTTTTCTGGATACCGAATTCACCGACTTTGTTGATTGCGATCTAATTTCAATCGGGCTAACTGACGAAAATGGGCGTGAGTTCTATGCTGAATTAACCGACTACAGACGCGAAGCCTGTAGCAATTTTGTAATTGAAACTGTAATACCATTATTAAAGCAACACAAGGATCGAGTAGAAGGCACTCAGTGGGAAGTGGCAAAGGCGTTAAATGAGTGGTTACAACCATACGACAACGGTACACTGAATTGTGCCACAATCTGCTATGATTATAATTTGGATTGGTATTTAATGGCGCATATCCTAAGAATGTTGCCAGAAGAAGATCAGCCCGACTTTTTAAACACACGAATGATCTGGGGCGACTTAGATCCGCAAGCAATAGAATATTATTGGGCCGAGGTTGACGCCTTTGGTCATAAACAACATCATGCGCTATATGATGCACGTGGCAATAAGTATGCCTACAAACCTTTAGTGAGAGAACGCAATGGCTAATATTAAAAT